GTGTAAACTATACTAACTGCTTCAGAAGGAAACTTGATCCATGGGCTACTTAGCATGTCATCCTCCTTTAAAAGAGGAGCATGTGTTTCACTTGGAAAATAGATAATAGCGAACACCTCTTCTCGTCTCTTGGCTTGATACCAAGTTTCGATTAGAGAATGGACGGGTGCTGCAAGGAAGGATTCCTCCACCCCCCGTTCTTGGCAAAGTTTCACCAAGTTAGAGAAGAGTAGATTGTCTTTTCTAGCGGCGTGGATGGCGCCAGTAGGTATAGGCGAAAGTTCCTTGCCGTTGAGGAAGAGTCGTTTTGCGATCTCTGCCCTACAGTTTGGTTCTTCAGCCAAAGAACAGACACTCTTCTCTTTGGAGATTGGAACCTCCAATAAGTTGAGCATTTGTTCATATCTACGAGCAACTTTCCTATTAAAGATAGCCACGTCATCGCCGATGACTACGTATTCCCTGAAGGGATTTATTCCTTCAAGGTGTGCGCAGAATTCGACTAAGGCGTGGTGAGTTAGTGCAAATACAGCCCATGAGCTTAAAGCGCCCATTGGTTGTCCACATTTATACTCTAAACGTTCAGGGGATCCTGGAACAGTAAATTTCCGTTTACTAATTACAGTTTCCCAAGATAAAGCTGTTTCTTCTCCTATTACTTCTTTTAGAAATTCAGTCTGTAACCAGATTGGAAATCTATCAGTTGCAGTAGTAAGATCGTAGCAGAAAGAATCTACCCTCATTTCCGTCTTTTCACGAACTATTTGTGAAATTCTGTTGTGAGAGTATGTTCCGTCTGTTTCGAACCTTTTCAGGAAGCGATAAGCCCACTTGTGAAGTGGTTTTAAAGCATCTTGAGAGAAGAAATCACAAATAGCGATGGTACGTGTCTTACAACCTCCTACAGAAATAAACTGTAGTCGGGAGTGGGACATTTCCCCTCTATATCTGTGAGACAGTTTGTCTCCGAGTTTAAGAGTCGAATTGAAAATGTGTTCTTTCTTCATTCCCCTAGTTATCCTCGGATCTCTCTGAGGAATAATGTCGGAAGAATAAAGTCTGAACACGGCTTCTTTAAGATTCTTATCCGCGTTGAGCGCAAGAGCGTCAATGTGTGATCGAGGGAGAGCTGGTCCATTTGGACCATTCTTCGCGGTCATATGCAGTATCTCATCTTTAATTTCCGGTGACATCGTTTTGTAATTACTTCGAACAAAATGTTGCCATTCGGTTCTATAGACATTCCATACTTCTGGACCTGGCCCTGGTGTAACAATTGATGTCACATCAGGATCAGGCTCGCAGTAGATCGTTTCGTACTGTCGTAAGACAGTAAGAGCCGCTCTCCTGTGAGATATATTCGGACTTGTAAGGAATTTCTTCATGTATTTTATACATTTAGGAAAACCTGACTTGTCTGATATAGTCCATGGTATGGGTTCTATGATATCTTCGTTAAGGGAAACCTTAACTCCGATACCATAGAGAGCTTTGAGAAATTTAGTCGCAGTCTTCTTTCCGTGAGAGTTAATCTTCCTCACGTAGAGAATTCTGTATCTAGAAATCTCTGACTTCATGTTAACTTTGAACATCGTTTTGATAAAGTCCGAAAGGACGGCATCGAACGAGTTCGACCCGTTATAAGGAATTTTCCTTATTTTCGAGTTGATAGAAGTTTTCATATGTTTATGTATTAGATAATTTATTATTTAATACGTAAGTGCTCTGGCTACCGAGGTAGTTGCCCACATACGGGGGAGAGACTGTCCTTCCAAACAGTCACTGACCGTCACGAGGTGACGG